TCCAATATTCTGGCCAAATAGGTTTATCATTCAAGACTGCTGGAAACTCAATCACCTCCCACTGATCTGCCTTTACATCTTTTTGTGCTTTCATTAATTCTCCGGTAAGATCTTTTGTTGACCAACGTGTCATAACAATAACAATCTTACCACCTGGTTGAAGTCTTTGTCTTGGACCAGAGGTATACCACTCGTACGCTGACTCCATTGCTGTTTCTGATAAAGCGTCTTGCTCGGAATGTGGATCATCAATAATTAATAAATCTGCACCACGTCCGGTAATAGCACCACCAACACCTGCGGCGAAATACTCTCCCCCTTTATTAGTCTCCCACCTACCTGCAGCTTTTGAATCTTGGGATAATTGAATGTCATCAAAAATATCTTGAAAAGTATTTTCTTCCATCAGGTTACGAACCTTACGACCGAAACGATAAGAGAGTTCTGCTGTGTGTGTTGTTTGAATGATCTTGAGCTTTGGATCACGGCCCATCATCCACGCAGGAAATAGGAAAGATGCAAATTCTGATTTTGTATGTCTGGGTGGCATATTAACAATTAGTCGTTTTATCTTCCCCTCGGCTAATGCTTGAAACTTTTCTGCAATTTTTATGTGATGGGGACCCTCTATAAACTCAGGCCATACTTGTTTAACAAACTTTAAAAAATTTTCTTGCGCCAATGATTTTAGATCAAAGGTTTTCTTACGTAGCAATAACTTTTTTTGTAAGGTGTCTAATTCACTCGGACTTAAATTATCAAAATTAGTCAGCCTCTTAAATGTATTAAGGTCAGCCATCCGATGTTTATACCACAAAGTCTATATGAGTAAAATAGTATATATATAGTAAGTATAGTAGTCCTTCGGTCTTTTTTAGTCCCTCCCCCCTTTTTAATTTTTTCAATTCGCAAGTTTGGAAAATGACACTCCTTTTTGTGCTGTGAGTAAGTACAAAAAAAAACTGGAAATAACCAGAAAAAAAATAAATTAACTATTGTAATGGGATAAAATATAATTATATAGGATATATAAACTAATCATAAAGGAGTGAATATGTTTATAAAAAAAATATTAAGAGATAGCATAGGAACAAAAATGTTCTCAGTTTCATTCGTGAAAGCGAATGGAATTGAACGCACTATGCTTTGCAAATTGCCTAAAGCAGATAAGTTTTTTGCTGGTGGGGAATTAAAAGGCAATCGTGAGCATTTATTAGAGGTCATAGATGTAAACGTATTGAAGAAGAATAAAGATAACCCAAGACAGTCTTGGCGTTCTATTAACCTTAATACTATTACTAGTTTAAAAATTGGAGGTATTGAATGGGTAAAATAAATGCAATGGCTTTGGATAATCAAAGCATAATTGAAAATGAATGGGAGCAGGAACAAAGAGCCCTGCTGCTTAGTCAAGGTTATACACCTGATGAGGTAAACGATATCATTGAAGAAATGATAAACGAGTATCAAAATGAAATGGCTGCAGACCATGGAGATTGGGAGCAACCTAATGAGAATTAAACTTGTAAAAGATAAGCCACCTTTCAAGGTGGCTATCGCAATTTATGACAATGGAGCAACTGTACAAAATAGATTTGGAGGTGATAGCATTGAACTTAATGCCCTTGAACTTTCAATTTATGATGCAATTATGGGTTGTGAAATGGTTGAAGACTACGAAAATGTTAGACTTGGGCTTGATTGGTTTATGAAATTTAACCCAAAGGCTTACATGGTTTTACTAGACTAATGAAAGGAGCGAATATGTATTATCTTTATGATACTAAAACTAAAGTTAATAGAGGTTGGGCTACAAGTAAAAAAGAGATCCAACTTTTATTAAAAGAGTTATCGAATAAATGGTATTACAGATACCTAGTTATAAGATAAGATCAGAGACTTGGGGGCATATGATTGCCCCCAATTAAATTAAAGGAGTGAATATGAAACAAGTAAAAGTAGTAATGTTAATACTAACTACGTTAATGTTAGCGTGGTTGCTAACTGATTATAATATATTTCAATACACATTTTTCAGTGATGTATTCTTAATAGGTTTATCTATTTGTTGGATCAAGTGTTTTGATTTAGTAATAAGTGAGGAGGAATAATGGAAACTCACTGGTTTATTTTATTTTTATTTGTGGTATTGCTGATGTTGGCAATACCACATTGGATCTAAAACTAAAGGGGGAATATTGATTAAACTTTATAATGGAATTTATTACACTGAGGAGCAACTGCAAAAAAAAGCAAAAATTATGGAACAGCAGTCTGAAAGGTCTTTACCTGCGTGTGTGTGGTTGTGGAGAATATGGCATGACAAGGCACAAGAATTAATGAAACAGGTTGCAAGGCACAAGAATTAAACCAATAAAAAAGGGCGAGTTTTAGATCGCCCTTTTTATTTTTAATTAAAAATTAATTTACCACGAACAAGAATACTCTACCTCTCCACCTTTTTCAAGTTGAGCCCTCGCCCAATCTACTGCTTCAAGGTCTTGCTTTTTATATTCTTTTACTGCTTCCTCTTGAAACTGTTGTCCCCAAAAAAAGCCATCAGTAGCAAAATTATCCCAGTAATTATCCTTGATTTGTCTTTCCCACTCATCACATAATTCTCGTGTAATTTTTACAGGCTCATCACCACCATTGAAACCAAGATCCATAGTACTGTCATGGTTGCCATTTTGTTGTTGCCATGCTCTAGCCATGAAGACTTGTAGTCTTGCGTGTTTTCTCCAATAGTAATCTTTTTGTCCTTTAGTGGAAATCATACTTTGATCTAACCCCATTTTCACTCTCCTTTGTTAAGATTAAATTAAAAAGAGTATACAATATATCCCATATATTAGTCAAATAAAAAAGGGGGTATAAACCCCCTTAATTTTTAACCACTCACATGGTGGCAAGTATATCCATGCTTTACGCCTTATGTTGCAATTAAAACTCTTAGTCTTCAGGTATGTCCTGACTTGGTGGAGCAATCGCAGGTAGTGGTCGCTGCCACGATAAACCCAAAGGTTTCAAGATATCACCTAACATATCCTTTAATTCAGTACCTACATGGCACTCCATAATAGTATCTGTGGCATTGGTTTGTACTGCTTTAAGATAACTAATGCGTTTTCCAATAGGTAGTTTCTCGGCTTCTTTTTCAGCAAGTTTTGCAGCCCAAGTTCTAATCTGGTCTCGGCAATACTTAGGCGTTATATTTTTTGAACTATCTCTATATTCAAAATCATACGCTAAAGATTTCTTGAAAGACACACGCTTCCTAGACGCTTGTTTAAAAAAACTCATGGCTTTGTTCCTTGCTTTTTCTAAATGTAATTCAGCAAGTTCAAGTTCATTAATAATTTTATCTGCTCCGATTTTTTTTGCTAAGTTTTTCTCAGCCGATTCTGTCATATCAGCAATAGTTGATGATAATAACATTTCTTCTTTTTCAATTTCGGGACTCAAGAGGTTTCTTATTTTTCTCTCGAAATGTTCCCTTTGATATACTTTCATCTCACCCATATCTCACTCCTTTGTTATAGGTTAATTAATACTTGACTATGGGATATATCGCATGTAATGTCAATTATTAATTTCATAAAAAGGAATGAATTATGAATAGAGAAAAATATATGTTATACTTATTAAAAAAGTATGTGCCTAAAAATTATAAGGGTAAGTCTTATAGTTGGAAAGAATTTAAAAGAAGGCATAAGATTATAGATTATCTTTTTCATAAAAAATTTAAAGGAGTGAATTATGAAAGATAGCTTAACTAAAAGGTGGGGCAATAAAGCAAAAGAATTTCTTGTTGGAAAGAAAATTGTTGATGTTTATTATCACACACAAAAACAAAATGAAGAAATATTCTTTGATGATTACGGAAGCAATGTAAGAATTGTTTTTGATGATGGTCATTGGATAACAGCCTCAAGAGATGATGAAGGGAATGGTAGCGGAGTAATTTTTACAACAAGTAAAGAAATTCCAACTATTCCAACTTGTTCGTACGATGAATAAGCCTATACCTATTCATTACTTTTCAGATGTACCTAACAATAAGGAGGGGGCGGAGTTTATCCGCCTCGCTCGTAAATTTTTAAATCGTAAAAGGTACAGGCTCAGGGTTCTAGGTAGAGGTGCAAGAAAAGTTAATGGTGCAAAAAATTCTTTGCAATATAGTTCTTTTCTACCTCATCAATTTAGTGAGAGATTCAGCTTATATATTGATGATCTTATTTCAAGGTATGAGATAATGGATCGAAGACTTGAGGCGTGGGAGAAGGAGAAGGTGAGAAATAAACTTATCGCAAAACACATGGAAAATGCTTTAGCGATACTTGAAGGTGAGTAAGTTTCACTCCAATTGGTGCTAACCTATCGGTGGTTAGTTAAATGTTGCTTTCAATGTACAACAGCCAATTAAAAAGGGAACAAGAGATAGGACGCAAGGCTCAAGAGATAGGACGCAAGGCGCACGGACCCTGCACCAGGACGCAAGGATCAAGAAATTTTTTTTAATTATTTAGTTGACTATGTATGGGATATATCCTATATAATAATAAAGGGGTGAATATTATGAATATAAAAGAAGCGAAGGCAATTGTTGGCGGTTTAAGCAACCCATCCAAAATGCCTGGTTACGGTTACGGCCTGAGCGCATTCGATTGTATAACAGGAAGCAAGCTACGCTTGATTATAGGTAGTACTTGTTCTTTGTGTTATGCATTAAAGGGCCGCTATACTTTTAAAGGCGTGAAAGCAGCTCACGCAAACAGATTAGAATCAATTCAAGATCCACGCTGGGTGAATGCGATGGTTCTATTAATTAATAATTACGGAAAGAAAATACCTTATTTTAGGTGGCATGACTCAGGCGATCTACAAAGCCTGGACCATCTTAAAAAGATTGTAGCTGTAGCAATGGCAACGCCAGCTGTAAAGCATTGGCTGCCAACACGTGAAGCGGGGATCTTGAAAGCCTTTTATAAAGAAGGCCATTCACTTCCTGGAAACCTAGCGGTGCGGGTATCAGCTACGATGATTGACGGGAAACCTCATAGCAATGTGGGGTTAACGTCAACAGTAAGCAAGGATAAGAAACCAATTGGTCACAATTGCCCAGCTAGCAAGCAAGACAACGAATGCAAGAGCTGCCGGGCTTGTTGGAATATTAATATACAGAATGTTAATTATGCGGTCCATTAAATCAACTTGTGATAATTGCTTCAGAAGATATCTCTTAGAGTTAATGATCCAATGTGAGAATGATGGGCCTCACCTCTGTATCAGATGCTATAACAGAAGACACAAGGATCAAGGCACATGGTTCATGAACCAAGACTCAAGGTTTGAGAAGACACAGGGCTCAGGAAAAAAGGCACAAGGTTCAAGGTTTAAGCCTTGAGACACAAGGTCCAAGGTCCTTCCCCCAGAGTACACAGAGATGCCCCTCTGTTCGAGGGGGGTAACCATGATAAATGATTTTCCACCCAATTTAAATCTGTTCATATGCCACGAAATTTGACCGGGCGATAGCCTGACCCTGTTCCCTGAACTTACCTTTAACTCAACCCAAAATTCATGTGGTTTTTTTTCTGGATCTAAAAATAATCCATTTAAATCAGGCAGTCCTGTGGGTGTAACAGCCTCAATTCTAGTAAAGGTAATTTTTGTAAACTTATTCTTTATTCTTCTCCAAAATTTCGTCTCCGGTTTTGTCGTCATCTAGTACCTTGTAACTCCCTTCAATAGATAATTTCTTGTCCATATCTGTTAATAATTTATCAACTTCCTCACGATTCAATTGGTCAATCGAGCCATGCATAATTTCTTTTCTGTCAATATATAAACCTGCCACTTGACCTCTGGATTTCTCAGCCTGGACTGCTGCATTCCAATTTCCCTTTTCTTCTGCGCCTTTACTTAGTTGGTCCAATCTTTTCAAATGCCTATGAAGATTTACTTCGTATTTCTTTTCTTCTTTGTTTCTTAATTCTCTTATGTACTCTGCAACATGAGGTTTTTTTCTTAACTCAGATGCAGTCTTAGTTGCTACTGATTCTGCATACCCAGATTGGATCGCACATTCCCTAGCACTCATTTCATCCCCATGCTCAACAAACAATAAGCAAAATTTAATTTGTTTCGGAGTAAGTTTATCTCTTACTGTATCAATATTCATACTTATCTTATAATTTAAAGTGGCGGAAAATAAAGATTTTTATTTCTACTGCTATGGCAGTATCAACAGCCGTAGCACAGCCGTAGCACTAAAATGACCTTTAAGTCATTGTAATGTATAGTATTTTTTTTACTGCTATGGCGCTATGGCGCTATGGATAGGTATTTGAGTTTTGTTAAAAAGAATTGGAGTAAAAAACACTATACACAGTATGTATTATGTGTATAGATGGTTTTGCCTCATCTAAAAGAGGCTATTCACTCCCTTCCCTCACATAGTTTTCATTCTTCTGTGTGAGGGACATTTTTTATTGACATCTTATATTACATGGGATATTTAGTATATAAATAACCCTTAAAAACGGAGGCGAATATGGGTAAAGTAAAGCAATGGTTAATGGAAATGGAAGAATATGCTGTGGATGTAACCAAAGAAGAATTTTTAAAAAAATATCCTGGTCAAGAAGATGTCTGGGCAAAAGTCATGTTTGACAGAGTTAGAGGAATTGAAATAGTATATCAAGATTTAGCTGACTTAAAGGAGGAAGAATGAAGAAACAATATACCAAAAAAGATTTTTTAGAATATGCTCAAGGATTTGATTACACATTTGATTTAGAGTGCAATCAAATAAAAGATAAAAATGGTAGCATTTTATCTGATGATAATTATAAAAAACAAATGAAATCTTGGAGCTTAAAAGATTTTCAAGATTTTTACGGCTTTACTCATATGAATGAGTGGAGTGGTGAAAAATGGAGACAGTGTGATAACTAATATTTTACTAGGGGCGATACTTATTGTTTTGATTTGTATCGCCTTTATGATATTTGTAGCAGGGGAGAGATATTTTGGAACTAATAGAAAATAAATATACAATTCATTACGATGACTTATGGGTAAGTTTTATTCCCAAAACGGACAAAGCGAGATCCTGGATTCAAGATTATAGAGGCAAGGGCCATGATTGGTATCGCTTTATGGCTAAATGTGTGGACTATGATGGAGGAATTACATTTCCTTACAACCGAGTAAATAAGTTTAGAACTTATCTTAAATTTAAATTAAGAAAAGACGATGGATCTTACTAAAGATAAATACTTCGGTACATTACTACCACAACACGACAAGACACCTAAACTTATAGTCTTATCACTTGGAGCTGGGGTTCAATCATCAACCATGGCAATGATGGCGGCAGAGGGACACATACGACCTATGCCAGATTGTGCAATTTTTGCCGACACAGGATACGAACCACCTGATGTATATGAATATTTAAATTGGTTAGAGAAGCAATTACCATTTCCGGTATACCGAGTAATGAAAGGAAACATCCGAGATGATATGGTCAGTTCCGTGGACCATGGGACAAGATTCCCGACAGCTCCGTTCTTTACAGTCAATGCAGAGACAGGGAAAAAAGGAATGCTTATGCGTCAATGTACAAATGATTATAAGATCCAACCAATTAGAAAAAAAATTCGTGAGTTATTAGGTGTAGGATACTACAAACACGTTAAAAAAAATGTATGGGTAGAACAATGGATAGGAATCTCAACAGATGAGATAGCAAGAATGAAACCAGCGAGAGATAAATACATTATTAATCGTTGGCCCTTACTTGAATTAAACATTAACCGGAGACAATGCCAAGATTGGTTTGAGAAACGTGGACATAAAAAACCCACGAAGTCAGCGTGTATCTGTTGTCCATTTCACGATGATGCGCATTGGCAAGACATGAAAGACAATCGCCCGGAAGAATTTGCGGACGCTGTGGACTTTGATAAAAAGATTAGACATGGATCACGAAATGTAAAAGATAAATTATTTTTACATAGGTCAGCACAACCACTCGACCAGGTAAAGTTCAAACCAAAAAAAGAACAATACAATATGTTTGATAATGTATGCGAAGGTATGTGTGGTGTTTGATAAATGAATTTAGAATTAGAAGTAAAAGATAATTTTTTGCCTAAACAATTTTTTGAAAAACTTGCAGCTTATAGCCTTACTTTAGATTATAGTAGTAAAAATATTGTAAGAGGACCTGATGAAAACAAAGAACATGTTTTCTTATCAAACCCCATAAAAGAAAATGATGATTTAATTAAAGATATAGAAAAATCTATAAAAAAACATTTCGGTATAAAAATAAAAAATCTTAACCTTGCAGCTTTTACTTGTGTTAATACTAAAAAAGCAACTCCACATACTGACAAATTAGTTTTTCCCAATGAAAAACATCTTATAATTTATTTAAATGGTGATCCAAAACTTAATGCTGGGACTGGATTTTATAATTTTATAGACGGAAATACTTTTGATCTTAACACGGCTGTTGGTTTTTTTCCTAATCGTGCTGTTATTTTTAATGCTGATGGGTGTCTTCATTCACCTTTATTATACACGGCTGAAGGTAATTTACCTAGATTCTCAATAATTATATGGTTTGAACCAGTTTTAATCTAAAAAAAATTTGGCAGAAAATCTTGTGGATAAAAAAAATCACCCCAAGTAAACTGCGCTGTTGCGAAGAAAAAATTTAACCTTAAAAAAAACTAATTTCATCTATTATGGAAATATTGTCGCATGATTTTTTGCGATTAAAAAAAATATTTCGCAGATTTTGATTCCCAAAATTTTTAGTCGTAAGAAATTTTTTTAAAAAAATGTTATAATGGTTTTGTATTAAAAATAACTTCATAAGTTATGAGTAGATACTGTTCTTTAAAAAGTGAATATGACTCTTATCAAACGACGGAGTGAATTATGATAGAATATCATTTAAAATATTATCATACCGATAGTGGTAGTGAACACAATATTGAAAACTTTAGTTTTAATGATTTGTATAAATTTTTACATCTTGGTTTTACTTTTATAAAAAACCGAGAGAATCATTTTTATCAAGTTGTAAAAACAATTCCAAAACAATTACCAGATAATAATGGTTATTCTTATGATGTTTTAAATTCAAATAATCATATCTTTTTATCTTCTGAAGAAATGAATAAAATTGCCACATTAAATTATGGCAGAGAACTTTCTTTTAGAAAAGAAAAAGAATTGATGGAGTTTTGTGTGTATAGACACATGAGACATATGGTAGAATTTCACACTTGTGAAATTTTAAAAAGAAATTTTAAATCAGATTAGCTGATTAATTAACCTAGAGTCATATTCAACTTTTTAATCTAAAAAAAATTTAGGATCTTCCATAATAGGCGCAAGAATCTTACGTAAAATATCTTTCCCCTCTTCACAAACACTAATCCACTCTTCTGTGGTATATGTTCTGTCATACTTAGGATTCCAGAAATTAACAGAAAGATTATTACATTTATTACACCGATAAATTTTTCTTATCGGACTATCAGGCAATCGAATACTCATAAGTAGCCTTAGTTTAAAAGGCGCATTATAAGATATTTTATAAAAAATTCAATACTTAGTCAGATTCTATCCTATATCCGGGAAAACTTTCAGGGTCTAAAGGTGGTCCAAAGTATAATGTTCTATTGATATTTCCTAAGTGATCTGTGTCATCCCAGCTCTGATGATAATGTTTATCTTCATCTAATTCTCCTTGAGAATGACACACTTTACACTGTTCCACTGTTTCTTCTGCTTCAAAAGATAATCGTAAGTATCCATTACCTTTACAATTGTGGCATATTCTTGTCATCGTACCTCCTTCTGATAATAGAATATAATCTTTCCCATCGCATTCGTGCAATCATTTGTTCCTTGGTCCGTGGGTCTCGAAGCGCTATCCTATCTAATCGCTTCTTTTCTTTTCGTAGTCTTTTTTCTAGTTTCATAGTTTCCTCTAAAAATAAATCCTAAACAGGCTCCCCAAAAGAAAACAAATAAAATTATTAATGTATGCCAAATAAAAAAGTTCATGACACTTCCTTTAATTTACCTTTAACTGCAGGTTTTTGTTTCTTCCATGCCTCATCAATGACCATGGAAATGTACGATCCTATTGATCGATGTGTATTCTCAGCCATTAATTTGGCTTTGTGATAGGTATCCATTTTTGTGGCTACCGATTTATATTTTGATGTATCCATCATTTTCTCCTTTTTTTAATTGGTTCAATTAACCATTCTTTAACATCCTCACCCATTACAGCACTTGCGATATCAATCTTACTGCGTAGGCTTTGGACAATTTTTTCATCTATAGTTCCCTCACTAATCAAATCAATATAAGTTACCTTATTAACCTGACCAATTCTGTGTGCCCTATCCTCAGATTGCATTCGCTTTTCTAAGTCATAGGTATTTGAATAATAAATTACGGTATGAGCTGCTGTTAATGTTAGGCCATACCCACCAGTCGATGGATTGCCAACAAAGTATTTCAACTTAGAGTTCTTATCCTGGAATCGTTCAACAATATCTTGACGATCTTTATCTTTTGTATCTCCAAAGTAAGATGCCGTACTCTCTTCTCCAAATTTATTTTTTAAAGTTTCTTCTATGTGTTTTAAATCAAATCTATAACTAGCCCAGATAATAACTTTACCCTCAACTTCATCAAGAACATTAAGAAGTTCATTCATCCTATTGCTTTTTAGGGCTTTTGTTTCTCCACTATCTAGTGTTACATGACCACAACTTATCTGATGTAATCTAATCAGAGCCGTGAGGCTTGATAAACTTGTCATGGTTTCTCCTTCTAATTCCGTCATATTAAAACGTCTCATCTCTTCATATGCTTTCACTTGTTCTGGAGTAAGACTAACAAATCTTTTTTCATAAACTTTATCCGGAAGATCTAAACAATCTTCTTTCAGTACTCGGTAAGAATGATGCTCTACAATTCTATTAAGTTCTGGTAATCGTTGAAATCCAACAATTAGTTGCGTGGACCGTGGTCCAAAGTTCACGTTGCGCATAATCGCATACCTAGAACGGAATGCCCAATAATTTTGTCTTAAAATAGTAGGACTAAGAAATTCTAATTGCGAAAAAATATCGAGAGGATTCTTAGTAACAGGAGATCCTGTCATGATCCTTCTATACTTGGCTAACTTACCTACCCGTAAAACATTTTTTGTTCGTGAAGCACTTGGTGTTTTAATTGTAGTGCTTTCATCTACAGCCATGAGTGTGTTACTTTTGTGTAGAAACTGTGCTGCATATTTAGTTCCTTTAGTAGAACTAAAAGCCTCTACATTCATTAATAAGATTCTTAGTTTCCCATTAGGAATAAGAATATTTTTAAGATCCTCTTTATCTTTTTTAGACATTTCACTTGGAGCCTTCCATGCAGCCACTAATGTTGGCACTTGATCCGGCATATGAGTGGGTAATTCTCCTCGTTCCCAGTTACGATATACACCTTTGGGTGCAATGATAAGAGCTGCCGTAATCTTGCCACGAAGATAAAGACTGGCTATCTCATCTATTAAAACTTTAGATTTACCTGTACCCATCTCCATAAAAAGCCCATAAAACTCTTTGTTCCATGATTTTTTTAAGGCTTTGAACTGATGTTCATATGGCTTTGTCTTAAAAATATATTCACTCATAATTAATTAATTTATTTTATTACTTGACTATAAGATTTAATGCAAGTAAATAATAAAAGATAATGTGGGAGAATAGATATGAATGATATTTTAAATGTATTCGAAGACGAATTTACTAAATCTTTTAACACAATTGATGATGAGGCTCTAGGACAATTAGGTAATGAGCTGGAGAGAATCAAATTGGTTCAACAGAAGATTGCGTCAACAGAAGAAATGGTAAAAAAATTAAGGGAAGAGGAGCAGGTACTCGCTGATAGCATTACGGACCTCTTACAATCAAAAGGTTTATCTGAAATAAAATTAACAGATGGATCTAAAGTAACAACGAAAGAGCAATTGTATTGCTCGATTAAAGAAGAGAATAAAGATAGAGCGTTTGCCTGGGTGCGTGAGCAAGGAGACGGCGATATCATTAAGAACTTAGTAAGTGTGGATTTCAAAAAAGGCGAAGACAAAGTAGCCACGAAATTCAAACAACTAGCAGAGGATTCGGGATTGATTCCGAATGAAACATCAACTATCCATAATAGTACATTAAGATCGTATCTCAATGCAAAGGCAAGAGACGGTGTGGATTTTGATGAAACCTTGTTTGGTGTTTACAGACTTAATAAAGTCAACATCAAGCAATAAATTTATGAGGTATAAATTATGAATAAACAAGTTGTGAAAAAAAACGAGGGCAATTCAGCCGTCGCAATTATGAATCAGTTTGAAAATGTACAGACTGGTTTTGAGGATATGAATGCAGACGATCTGCAACTTCCTCGATTAAAACTACTACAAGCCATGTCTCCAGAATTAGAAAATGATGATGCTCTTAGAGCAGGTCACGTATTTAATTCTGTGACAGGAGACTGGTGGCCTTCAGATCAAGGAGTCAAAGTGGTTCCTTGTATCTACCATAAAACTTATGTTGAATGGGCTCCTCAAGGAAGTGGTGCTAAAGGTCCTATAAACGTGCATCAATCCAAAGAAGTCATGAATAATACGGTTCGTGGTGAGGATAATAAATACTACACCAATGATAATTCAGGTAATTACATTGAAGAGACAGCAAATTATTTTGTTTTGATAATTGGTGGGAAGGGAGAGACAAGTCAGGCTGTTATATCAATGAAGTCATCACAACTAACTCCAAGTAGAAATTGGAATAGTAAGATGAAGAATTTGAAGATCCAAAATTCGAAGGGTGTTTACTTCACTCCTCCTATGTGGTCTCATTCTTATTTATTGAAAACAGAAAAGACAAAAAGCGGAGATAAGACATGGTACAAGTGGAAGATAGAAATAGATTCTATGCTTTCAAGTGATAACCATGTCAAAGAAGCTCGTTCTTTTTCTGATGAGATGGCAGTAGCAAAAGATAAGTTAGTGCCAGATCAAGACGAAAAACAAGACGAAAAAACTCCATTCTAGTTTCGTTGGAAAGTTCCAAAAGGCATGGAGGTTCGAGTCACTTCACTAGAGTGTATAGGTATCCAACGATGAGATCATTTAAACTTATACACTCAACGACTCGCAAAACAAGGCTGTCTTATGAGTATAGAAAAATTTAAACAAATATTTTCAGGATTGGAAAGAGCCTATGGGCAGTACAATTCGGGAGATGTAAAGAATGGAAAGCAGGGTGGTAATGCATATATTAAAAAAGATATTGTTACAGATGCACTATGGAAAAATCATCTTGAGGGTATGGAACCTAGTCTTGGTATCATCCCCATTAGAGATGATAGCACTTGTTCTTGGGGTTGTATTGATGTTGACACTTATCCTCTCGATCATTTAAAAATTGTAAAAAAAATAAGAAGTTTAGAACTTCCTCTTATTGTATGTCGATCTAAAAGTGGTGGCGCTCATTTATTTTTATTTACAGAAGATCCTGTTAGTGCTGAGGATTTAAGAAATAAATTGACCCAATTAGCTGCTGTGTTAGGATACGGTAATTGTGAAGTTTTTCCTAAACAAATTAAAATTAATGCCGAGCGTGGCGACACTGGTAACTTTCTTAATCTACCTTACTTTAATAGTGATGATGGTAATCGTTATGGTTTTTTGGACAATGGTAATGCTGCTACTTTGGACGAGTTTTATTCTCTCTACGATAAGCACAAAATTAAATCTCAAGATATTAACAAGATCCAACCTAAACAAGTTGCCTTAAAATCAGATGAGTTAAGTGATGGTCCACCTTGTTTACAAACATTAATGGAACAAGGGGTTGGAGAAGGGGGGAGAGATAATACTTTATATCATTATGCAGTTTATGCAAAAAAGAAGTGGAAAGAAGGGTGGGAAGATAAAGTTTCTGACTTTAATGCTAATCATATCAATCCTCGATTAGATTATAAACAAGTTCAAAAGATAATTAATCAACATACCAAGCAAGAATACCAATACAAATGCAAGGACCAACCTATGTGTGCATTCTGTGATTCAATTGAATGTCGTAAAAGAGAATATGGAATTGGATATGCATACGAACATCAGTTTTCTAACCTACAAAAATATCAATCCGATAATTCTGTTTGGTTTATTAGTGTGGATGGGAGGGTAGTAAGTTTATCAACACGTCAACTTTACAATCAATCTGAATTTATTTTAGCCTGCATTGATCAAATAAATATTGTTGTTAATTCCGTGAGCCGTGATCAATGGATGAATAAAATTAAAGATTTAATTGAGAAGGTAGAGATAATTGAAATGCCAGAAGATGTAAGGGTAGAGGGTCGCTTTGATCAGTACTTGGAATCTTTTGTTTTAGATCAAGGAGATGGCACATCTTTTAGTGAGGTCATACGATTAGGTAAAACATTTACAGAAAAAGGTAAGACATACTTTCGTATGCATTATTTGGAAGAGTTCTTAGATAAAAAGAGATTTAAAGGTTTCGATGCTACAAGAATTGGGGCAAGGATAAGGCAACTTAATAATAAGGAAATTGGGGATTTAAAGGATGGAGAAACATATCCCGATCCTACTGTAGTGAGAAGAGTAAATGGAAAAAACTATCGCTTTTGGTGGATACATGAGTTAGAGAAACCAAAAGAAGAAATTGAATTACCAAAGGAGAGGAGTGATGAAAGTGAAATCCCATTCTAATGATGATGAATTTGTAAGTTGTAAGCACTGTAAGGAACCTGCAGTAATAGAAGATCCTAAAGATAAATTTTATTGTGATAAATGTTATCAACTTTTTAAACTACTTCGTAAGGATTACTGGGGTCATCCCGATGCAACAGGATTGGAGGACAAGAGATGAATAAATTAATTAAAGAAACTTTAACTATCGCTGCACAACTTGTAACTAAAGCAGAAAATAAAAAATTAAAATTAACGAGGCGAATGTTAGTTAATGATCTTAAAATGATCAAGTTAAATTTAATGTTAATTCAGGACGAAGATGGTTCTAAACGATAGACACGCTGAGAAAGTTGTGACTATCTTTGGTCCGCCTGGTACAGGAAAAACAACACGACTATTGAATATAGTTGAAGAAGAAATAAAAAATGGAACTCCTATTGATAAGATTGGTTACTTTGCCTTTACTAAAAAAGCTGCGCATGAAGCAGTAACTAGGGCTTGTGTTAAGTTTAATTTAGAGAGAAAAGATTTTACTTATTTTAGAACTCTTCATAGTCTTGCTTACCACAATTTAAAATTAAAACCTGCTGATGTAATGGGAGATTTTCATTACAAAGAATTATCTGATTGGTTGCAGATCCCTTTACTTAATCCTAACAAGACTGTGAATGATGTTGGAGTAAGTGTTGCTAAAGATGTGTATATTGGAATGATTGACCAGGCTAAGATAAGAGGAGTATCTTTGATGAATTATTTTTGTAATGCCAATGTTCACATAGATGGGGGATATGATAAGTTAGATTATATTAGTAGGGGGATTGCAGAATATAAAAAGAAAAATAAATTATTTGATTATACTGATATGATTTTAGAATTTATTAAAGAAGATAGTGCGCCACGATTAGATGTAGTTATTATTGATGAAGCTCAGGACCTAAGTTTTATTCAATGGCAAATGGTAGAAAAAATTATTCGTAAATCTGATCGAGCTTATATTGCAGGAGATGATGACCAAGCCATATTTAATTGGGCAGGTGCAGACATAGGAAGATTAGGAAAGTTAAAGTGTGAGAGAGAAATACTAGACAAATCATATCGTATTCCTCGTAAGGTTCATACAGTGGCACATAAAATTATTACTCCTGTTATAGGAAGAGTAGAGAAGGTATGGCAACCACGTTCAGAAGAAGGAGAGTTACATTACCATCGTACTCGTTTGAATCATTTAATGGATTTATCCAATGGAACTTGGCTTATTTTAGGAAGAACAAATTATTTATTAGATCAAATAGCCGAGGACCTTAAAACAAGAGGTTGGTTTTTTGAGAGATATAATCGTTCTTCAGTACCAGAAAAAATGTTGAATGCTATCATTGGTTGGAAACAAATTCAACAAGGAGGAGTAATTCCTTTTAGATTAGTTAAAGATATTTATTATTATATGTCCGGTAATAATCATATTGCTCATGGCTATAAAGAGTTACGCAATGCTGATGAAGAAAAAGATTATGATCATGACACATTAGTTTTAGATCATGGATTAAATGTACATAAAGATAGACCTTGGCATGTCGCTTTAGATACTATTCCGGAGTACCAAAAAGTCTATATTACGGCAGCTTTACGGCGCCACCAAGACTTTAATGTGTCAAAAAATATTAAGTTATCTACGATTCATGCAGCAAAGGGTGGCGAAGCCGATAATGTTATGCTATTAACAGACTTACCTAAGAAGGTAGATGATAATTATTTTGTCCAACAGGACGATGAAAGGCGAGTGTTTTACGTGGGAGTAACAAGAGCAAAAAAATCTTTACATGTTGTTTCTTCTGAATCTACTCGTGAGTTTAGAGAAATATTTTAATGATATCAAAGAACATTTTAGAACAAGCAAAAGAATTAATAGGTAAAGATCGTCAAAATGATTATGGCGATAAGCTTACCAATCATAAGAACATCGCTGCGTTGTGGTCTATTTTCCTCCGCAAAGATATATCTGCACATGATGTGGCGATGTGTATGGCATTAGTTAAAGTGGCAAGACTAATGCATGCACATAAAGTAGATAGCTACATAGACTTGGCTGCCTACGCTGCAATCGCTGGGGAAATAAATGAAAGGGAGGAATGAGACAACCCTCTCTTTTTCAGGCTCCGAGCGAATGGATACCTCCTGAAAATATTCCTAATTTGGAAGAAGCAACAGAGATTGCTATTGATTTAGAAACTCATGATCCCGGTTTAAAAACAACAGGACCGGGTTGGGCTGTTAAAAAGGGAAAAGTTATTGGTGTAGCGTTGGCCGTGGATGGTTGGAAAGGATACTTTCCTCTTGCACATCCTGGTGGTGGTAACTTTGATGAAAGAATATTTAAGAAACAACTTAAGAAAATTTTAGAATTACCATGCGATAAAATTTTTCATAATGCAATGTATGACATTGGATGGTTAAGTGCCATGGGCCTTGAAGTAAAAGGTAGGATTGTTGATACAATGATCGCTACTGGTTTAATTGATGAGAACCGATTTAGTTATACATTAAGAGATGTATCAAAAGATTTTATTGGAGAAACTAAATCAGAGGCAGGTTTATATGAGGCTGCTAAAGATTTCGGTGTTGATGCAAAGGCAGAAATGCATTTGTTACCTGCCATGTATGTTGGTCCTTACGCAGAACAAGATGCTGCTGTAACTTTAAAACTATGGCAAACATTAAAAACAGAGATAATAAGACAAGAACTTACTACAGTTTTTAATTTAGAAACTTCTTTACTTCCTGTTCTATTTCACATGAAAAGAAAAGGAGTGAGGGTAGACGTTGAGAAAGCCGAACTTATTAAAAAAAATTTTAGAAAAGAAGAGAAAAAAATATTAGAAGGATTATATAAAACTTGTGGGTTTGAGTTAGAAATTCTTGCACCTTTATCTATTGCCAAGGCTTTTGATAAACTTAAAATAAAATATAATCGTACACCTACAGGATTACCTAGCTTTGATAAGAACTTTTTATTGACACATTCTCATCCATTTGCTCAACAAATTGTGGAGGCAAGGGAAGTAAATAAAGCAAGGACAACTTTTATTGATTCTATTTTAAGACATGAACATAAAGGACGTATACACGCAGATGTAAACCAATTAAGATCGGACCAAGGTGGTACTATTTCTGGGAGATTAAGTATGCAAAATCCCAATTTACAACAAATTCCTGCAAGAAATCCCAAAATTAGTCCTAAGATAAGACAATTATTTATACCGGAAGAAGGGGAAAAATGGGGGATCTTTGATTATTCACAGCAAGAGCCACGTCTTCTTGTTCATTATGGGGCAGTCGTAAGGGATTGGTTAAAGTCTCAAGACGCTATGGATGGAGTAAATTCTTTAGTAGAAGGATACGAAGAAAGAGATATAGATTTCCATGATACAGTCGCTAAGATGGCAAATATAGACCGTAAGCAAGCTAAAACCATTAACTTAGGTATGATGTACGGAATGGGTAAAGGTAAACTGATGAGTGAATTAGGGCTAGATAAAGAGGATATAGATCAAGTCTTTAAAAATTATCACTCTACTGTGCCTTTTGTAAAAGAATTAACTGAACTTACGATGAGAAAAGCAGGCGACAGAGGATATGTTAGAACTTTTTTAGGAAGAAAATGTCGCTTTGAGTTATGGGAACCTTCTGCTTGGGGTGTTCATAAACCTCTTCCTAAAGATCAAGCAGAAATAGAATACGGGGGAATGGGTAGGATTAAACGTGCCTGGACATACAAAGCATTGAATAGATTGATACAAGGGTCTGCTGCAGATCAAACAAAACAAGCTATGTTATGTTTATATGAAGAGGGATTTTTACCACTTATACAAGTCCATGATGAATTAGATATTTCTTTTTCTACCGAAGAAGAGAAAAAGAAGATCATAGAAATTATGGAGCATGCAATTGATTTGCGAGTGCCATCTAAGGTAGATGCTGAAATAGGTCCTTCGTGGGGTGAAGCTGAATAGAAAACATCAAAAAGGTTTTATTAATCATTTAATTGCTATGCAATGGTTAACTATGAATGATTATTATGTGTTTGATAATGTAAGTGGTCTTGGTCCGTGTGACGTGATTGCTATGAATGAAGCGGGAAACATTATGAAGATAGATATTAAAAGTGAAAGTATAAGAAAGACGGGTACACAAGCTGGTTATAAAATAAGAAGAATGACTACCAAGTTACAAAATAAAATGGGTATAAAATTACTCATGGTAAGTAATACAGGAAAATGCTACTTCTATGAGGATGATTAAAATTTGGTTATTAGTTATGTTTATGTCTATGCCTAATCAACCATCAGTTAAATACAATGCACATCTTTATCCTACTGAGGAGAAATGTATGACAGCACTTGATGGTTATATGAGGATATATGAAAGTAAACCGGAGTCTTATAAGAGAGGGTTGTTGACAGAAGCTTTCTGTCTTCCCTTCAATGCTTTTCCTATTCCCGGTTTAAATCAGACAGGTGCTTAGAACTTTTTGTATTTGTATTACTATTATTATATGCGTCTGTATTTGGCGATATTATTCTCCGTACCAGACATTCATGCGTGATTGTCGATATAATGAGTTTTTAGAGGGACCATTAAGTGATGAGTATTGCACTTGGCATTATAAACAATTACTCAAAGAAGACTCTTGGCTAAGAGAATTTTTGCAATCTTAATCTAATTTTTTATTTATTTCTTTTACTTGTTCTTCAATGACCGCTAATCTTGCATCAATGCGTAGCATATCTAAATCTTTAATCTGTGACTCGAGAGCCGTGACTCGTGATGACATCATCCCGTTAGTGAAAGCGATACCAGCCACTATGCAACCAACCCATATCCAATCACGCATTGATAAATTCATTATTATTGATTAAATCCAAATAATCTTTTTAAATAATTTGGTTGGGTTTTTGGTTCTGCCAATGAGTTTAATACATCAAGAGAAGCTTGATCCGTGTCTACTCCCGTATCAAAGTTTTCATTAACCACCATATCAGAAAGACTTAAATTATTTTGATCTAACAAACCAGTAGTCATGTCCGGTGGGTTATTTATAAACTCTGTTAACTGTATTTTTTGAGTATCATTTAATGTGTTATCTGCTTGAATATTATTAATAGCTGCTGCTTTATCTGCTGCTTGTTTATCTAACCACTCTTGGCCTGAATATGTATTTGGTTTAAGAAATGTGTTTAATGACG